CACATCAACATCGTTCGACGTGACTGTTAGGCGGGCTGTACCAGCTGCGGAGCGAATAACTATGTTATCGCCTTGAATGTAGCTGTGACCGCTGCCAGAGCTTTCTGTGTAAATGTGTAGCTCGTCGCTGCTCCCGAACCGTGCTTTCGCGTCGTCCACAAAATCTAGGTGGCCGCTGAAATCGTCTCCCGATACATTAACGTAACGAGACTCACTTTCTTCGCGTTGATAGCCGTCTACTTGTACGACAACTGGGCGTGATCCGAGATAACCTGCCATTACGATTGCTCCAGAACTGATAATACTACATCAACTGAGGAAGCTGTATCGGACTGAACTTTTATCGTGTCGGCAGCTTCGGCGATAATTTTGCCGTCGAGCATCGAAAACGCGGTATTGGCAGGGATCGGTACTCCCTTTATAAGATATATGCTTCCGAGCAAAACGTCCACTTCTATCTGCGCGTCAGTCACGTTTGCAAGGTTAGCGCCGATAATGACGGCGGTTGTAGAGGATGGAACTGTGTAAACCGTTGCTAAGGAAGTACCGGCTCCGTCCGTTGTGTAATTTTTAAATACGTTTGCCATGGCTTACCCCAATGCTATTGCTAGAGCCAGAGCCGTACCGGCTTGGTCGACATCTAGGTTTGTTCGTGCGGTTGCCGCCGAGGAAGCGCCGGTGCCTCCGTTGACGATAGTAAGATCGGTGCCGCTCCAGTCGTTGTTGTTGACCGTGCTTTGCACCGCGATAGACCCAAGCCCTAACGTCGTTCGCGCAGCGCCTGCGTTAGCATCGTCGACGAGCGACGCGCCAAAAGTTGAAATTGAACTGGTTTCTACCTTATCAGAATTAAGGTTAGTAAAGTTCGCATCGACTTCAGTGTTCGTGAGGGGCGAACCCTTGCCAGATCGTGTAACAATAGTAGCCATGATTCACCCCTCTATTTAGTTAGCTTGCAGCCAATGTGATCGTCCAAGTAACGGTCATCGTGTCATCAGCAGCCTTGTTGACTACGCTGAAAACTGTACGACAAAGCATGTCACCAGAAGATGCGCCGTTAAAAATACCGGCCTCAGTAACCGCACCTGTCGCATCACCCGCTTCAAACCCGCAGACATACGCAACTTTTTCGTTGTTGGTGCCCGAAATGGTCGTGCTGTCCAGCGCCTCACGAGAGCCTAAAATAGACACGAGGTCTGTTTGGCTTGCAGCTGCTGCTGTTGTGCCTGACCCGAGTGCCATGTGAGACATTACGCTCTTAGCCGTGCCGGTCATGCGAGAAGCGATGTAAGCCAATCCTGCGTTAACCACGAGGTTTTTGACTTCGCGCTCTTCTTTTACGTTCCCGGCCTTGTCCTTTAGGACGATGTTCAGCTGACCGGATAGCTTTAGATTTTCGTTAATCATGCCTATCTCCTAGGTAAAGGTTCGGGAAGCACCGACATAGTCTTCCGCAAAATATGTGAAGTCGCAGTAACCTTGACTTCGTAGTGACCCCGCGTCGGTTAACGAGGCCAGATCAGATGGCACTTTTCCAAATTGAATAAGATCAGTGTCAGTGACGCTAGAACTGTCAGCAAAAGGTGCCTTAGCAAATGCTTTCGCTATCTGTTCCGTACCCAAGAACGTGTCAGTAAGCGGTTTGCCCGCTGCATACACGAACGCATCAGAGGCGGCAGGTGTCTCAGCCAGAGGCTTGCCCGCATCAAACGCATGAGTTTCTAGTGCCGCCAGCGTGTCTGCCAACGGTCGCCCAAAGCCAAAAGCGTGTGTTTCACGCGCTACTGGTGTTTCGGTAAAATCTCTATCGAACGCCACGAGACGGAAAAAACTGTCTGTTAAACTCGCAGCATCGGTTTTTACTTTAGTAAATTGCATCTCTTGATCGTCGAGCAAAGAAGCTGTGCCGTCGACGTCGTCTGTGAAAGATACAAGTTCGTTAAAAGGTTTGTTGTACGAGGAAGCGTACTGATCGAGCGCGGTTGGAAGTTCTTCTAAAACTTTATCGACCGCAAAAACATCCAGATCATCAAACGTTATTGTCTCAAGCTCGTTTTTGCCAAACAAGCGCAAATCACTATCGTCAAAAGTCGCACTGTCAGTAAAAGGTTTTCCTACCTCAGACGAATACGCTTCTTGGACAAACCCGTCGTCGGCTAAAAGTTTTGTAAAAGTTTTACGTGTAATCTGCTCTGCAACACTTGGAACGTCTTCGACGTTTTTACCAAACGCTTTTGTGTTTATCTGCTCGGCAGCGGAGGGCGTTTCAAAAAATACTTTGCCTGTGTTTAGAACGTCGTCGTCTAAAACGGCAAACCCATCAGCTACGGTTGACTTGGCCACATGTTTGGATATTGGGTCGCTTACGCCTACAGGATCAGCCAGCGCTTTAAAAAACGAGAAAATCTCATCGTCGGAAATATCAGCTACGTCAGAAAGCGCTTTAAAAAAGTGAAAGGTTGCGTTTTCAGCTGCCGCTGCACTGTCGGTTAGGGCTTTAAAGAACTCGAACACAAAGCCGTCTTCGGCCCCAATGCCGTCTTTAACATGCAGGTTGTCTAAAAGACTAGCAAACAGAATAAAGTTACCGCTCTCAACTTTTACTTTTAGCCCTTGGTAGTCAGCCGCAGACATAGTTGTTCGAAGCTGCGTTATGGCAACTTTCAGAGCATCTATTAAAACTGCGGATTTAAGTCTCATGCAAAATCCTCACGTATTCTAAACTTGAGGATGTCAAAAATGGTTTCGCGCAAGCCCGTAGAGCGAACAACTTCGATCTCACCCTCATAAACGCCGGGTTCTTGGTTAAGGTCTTCTGTCTGCCACTGGAGAATTGCTACACCGGTATCGGCAGTATCTGGGTTGACGTAGAGCGTTCGTGAAAACAGAACCGATGCGTCGCCTGCGGCTCTAAAGTGCAGCGTCACCGTCGCGCCTGTTAAGTCAGAAGCTGTACTGCTGTCTTCGTCAGTAAACGAGAGCTTAATTTGTGGGCCAGTATCGCCTTGAACGTAGTTAAATGATGTAGCCATTATGCTCTCCTCCGACGACCTTCAAAGTTTTGACTTTGAACTCTGGTGCTGACACGGCGGTAATCTCTACCCTTCGCGTCGTCTGCTTCTTTGGAAAACTTCTGGCGGTAGTACATAGACAACTCAGGGTTCGTCCACTCCTTGTTAGGCACCGACGCAAGCTGCGCGATGGCTCCGTAAGAAATGCAGCGTCCGTGAGACTGATAAATCCAATCCTCAACGCCAGTCGCCGTTAGCTTTGTTTTAAGAACGCCCCAACCGCGAAACGTGTACTTACGATCTGGGGTAGGGTACAACCTAACAGACGCATCTTGGTAGATCGCGTAACTGTTGGGCGTAGAGTTTGTTTCAAACTGTGTGGAGTTTAAGTGTCGGTCTGTAACCCTTCTAAGGGGTCGACCATCTAAAACTAACTCGTAAACATTCTCTAGCACAGCTTCGTCTGATGGTAGAAAAATAGGGTACTCCGCGACGTTTTTAACCGCAAAGTCTTTTTCTATCTCGAAGCGCCACACTTCACTGCGCTCTAAAAACTTAGCACTCGCTTCTTGTAAGTGCGACTCCATCACAATTTCTGGGCAACCCGACAAGTAGGGCTGAATGTATGGATAGAATTTGTCCCACGTTACAGTAGCCATCTATGTCACCGAACTTCCCGGTGTCGGCGATACAGCCGCGTCCACCTGTGTTTTAGTGCCAATAGCAGCATTAAATGTTTGAAACGCAGCTGAAGCACGTTGTTCGTTAGCGCCGTATTCCGCGTCTTTCGAGTAGGCGCGGTACAAAATCCAATCAGTAATTGGGCTTAAATATATGTCGTCTAGCAAGATCACTTCGTTGTCGTTGTTCGCCGGGTCAAGCTCGGTCTCTGTCATCGCGTGAGCGCCCGGAGCGTCTGCGTAAATGACTTCCAACTGCGCCACGTTCGTAGCGGGCGGGTACACGTAAAACTGTTTTGGTTGGCGGGGGTCGTAAGTGTAGTGCTGAATATTGTCGGTTTGCGTTTCTGAGTGCCAGCTAGGGCGCTGATCGTCTAAAACACTACGAGCAACTACCCGCACAACTTTCTTCTGAGAACCGGAAAAGACGTTTCTGGTAATATCAAGAAGGCGTAACGCTGACGGAAACCCGCCAGTCGAGGCTGTCAACTCTTGTTTGGTGCCCGGTGCGCACGTGAACGACGCGCACTTTGCGTTTGCGTCAGGGCGTAATAAGACAATACTCAAGTATGACTCATTAAGCCATTTCTGAAGTTCGACACGCGGCCAACGGATATTGGTATCCTGTAAGATCGCTTCGACGCGGGAAATAACGTCTATTACTTTTATGGTAGCCATCACTAACCCCCTTGTGGTTGTGAGAGGGGGAGCAATCCCCCTCCCGTTAGGTCAGTGATTAGCTGGCTGCGCCGACGATTGCGGTGCAGAGAGCTTCTGGTTTCACAACCTTGCGGCCATATACGGCAAGACCACGAACGATGTCGCCGAAGTCTGTTTGGTTGCGTAACGGCTCAGTTTTGCTGATTTGCGAAGCAAACGAACAAGCGGTGCTTGTACCAGCAACCATCATGCGGCGAGCTTTAGCGTTAGTCACGGTTGCGCCGCCAGAAGTGGCAGACAGACCGGGAACAAGAGCTTTAGATGCTTGGCCTTTTGGCAGCAAGTTGGACACGTATACAGTGAAGCGGTCCAGCATACCGATTTTGCCGGTACGGATGGTGCTTGACTGATCGCCTGTAAAGTAGGCTTGAGCGATGTCTGTTTGCATCAGCAGCTGACGATCACGTGGTGAAATGATGAGCCAGCGGCCATCTTCCGGTACGTTTTGCTCATCGAGTGCTGAAGACATTTGCAAGATCGCGTTCAATACGTTTGCAGGAGTTGCTTGGTCGATTGGAGCTACGTCAGTACCCAAGTTGTAAGCACCTGAGATAGCGCCCGCTGTCGCACCTTTGTTTGACGCGTTTGCGCCTGTAGTTACGAACCAGTTGAAGAACGTATCGTTTTCAATGTTGATCTTCAGCTGTTTAGCAGCGTCATCAGTGAACATGTTCATCAAGTCCATGTCCGCTTGGTGCGCGAGTACATCGTTTACTTGAACACTGAAGTATTTACCTTGGTCGATCTGCATGTCTTGGTAGATCGGAGCAGGGACTTCAGAAGTCAGTGTAGTACCAGCGCCAGCATAATCGTTGATTGTGATTGATGGTGCAGTACGGATACGAATTGTATCGCCTTGGTTTTTGATCTCGCCTTCCCAATCAGTATTGGAAATTTCGGTCATCATAGTGTTCGCATAGAACTTAGCGTTCAATTTTTGCGACCATAGTTGTGGGATAAATCCACCTGAGTAAGATGGGGTTGTGTCGAATGCGCCTGATGAGACGACGGGGAATACAGCAGCCATTTTGGCCTCCTATTAAGTTGGTTATCGACTCAATAGCTGCTTACATGTTAACACGTTATGCCTAAGCTCTAACGCGGCCTTCCATATACGCAGCTGTCAAGTCAGCTTCAAGTTTTTCCGCCTCAGCGTACTGCCCTCGCGTATTCAGTGTACGAACCTTATTCCAAGCTCTATCCGCATCTTTGGGCGAATAAATTTTAGAGTTCTGGGAAGCACTCTGTGTACGAACAGAATTAGCAGAACGGTTTGGAGCAACCTGCTTTTCAAGTTCGGCTTGGTTAGGCTTAGCTTCGGTCGGTGCTGCTAACGTTTCCTTCCACATGCTCACATAGTGGGCTATGGCTTCTACGTCACCGGCATCAAACGCGTGCTGTGCTTGAACTCTGCGTGGGCCTCTAAGCATAGGATC